CGTATGTTCACAGAACCTATGCTAGACCTAGACCTCCCTATGTTAGAGAAACACTTGGTGATAACTAGGCAGGTTAAAGAAGACCTCATAGTAGCTTCTGGTGTTACTAAGAAAGAACTTATGAGCAACCCTAAGTTCGCTAAATTACTGGAAGGGTTAGGTGTAGTACCACCAATGAAGAAGAGCCTAACCACTGGCAAGCAGACCTTTGCTTTTGCCAAGTCGGACGAAGATTTTAAGAAGTTACTCGATCATCCCGATCCTAAAGTACAGACGCTCGTGAGTACACGTTTAGGTACAAAGAGTACGTTGGAAGAAGCACGCACTGAGAGATTTATAGGCATCGCTAACCGTGGGCTTATGCCTGTACCGATTAGGTACTACGCCGCGCATACAGGTAGGTGGGGAGGTGACGATAAGATCAACATCCAGAATTTACCTAGTCGTGGGCAACACGGTAAGAAGTTAAAGAAGAGCATCATTGCTCCAGAAGGCTACACATTGGTTGACTGTGACTCCTCTCAAATTGAAGCGAGAGTGTTAGCATGGCTATCAGGGGAGTCGGAACTGGTATCAGCATTCACCAACAAAGAAGACGTGTACATAAAAATGGCGGCTATCATCTACGGTATACCCGAAGAACAAGTTACCAAGGCGCAACGGTTTGTAGGTAAGACTACTATCTTAGGTTGTGGGTATGGTATGGGAGCAGAGCGTTTTGTAGAACAGTTAAAGACGTTTGGTGTGACCATGCCACTGTCCGAGGGTCGTAGGGTCGTGAAGATTTATCGGGAAGCGAACAACAATATAAGTAGATTCTGGCGTGATTGTCAGAACATGTTAACAGAGATGTCACGATTCTGCTCCGGCGGTTTTGGGCCTAACGGTATAATTACGTATGGCGCAGATGATAAGAACGGATGGATACTATTACCCTCTGGACTCAGGATGCGCTATGACGATCTATCATGGGTACAGAGTCCTAAAGGTATAGAGTTTAATTACAAGACTAGGAATGGCCGAACCAGAATCTATGGTGGCAAGGTTGCAGAGAACGTATGTCAAGCTATTGCGCGGTGTATAATAGCTGACCAGTTAGTAGACATGACAAAGAAGTATCGCGCAGTGTTGACCGTACATGACTCCATTGTATGTTGCGTACCGATAGATGAAGCGAAAGAAGCACAGGCATACATAGAAGCGTGTATGCGTAAGACACCTGAATGGGCGGAAGGTTTACCTCTAGACTGCGAGTCTGGTATAGCCAAAGCCTACGGAGATTGTGAACCTGATGAGTAAAGTTACGGATATAAACAAGTTTAGAGAAGAGAAGAGCGCCACCGAAGGTAATGAAGCGGATACCGAAGGTGCTTACATGCAGGTAACTATCGGAGAAGATATAGATAAAGAGCTAGTTATATTAGTAGAACAAGTAGAGACTGTAGGAAATACCATACACAAGGGTAAGTTAGTACTTGATGTGGATATGTTACACAGGCTCATAGAAAATCTTCTGGCGGCAGCAGAAGTAATAGATGAAGGTGAGCTTACATGAGTATAAAGCCGTGGTCGTTCTCTAAGATCAAATCATTTGAGCAGTGCCCTAAGAAGTTCTATCACTTGAAGGTGTCAAAGGATTATAAGGAACCTGAAACAGAAGCTATGTACTACGGCACAGCATTTCACCTAGCCGCCGAAGAATACATACGAGATGGTACTCCCCTACCTAACAAGTTTATGTATGGTAAGCCTGTACTTGATTCTTTAGCCGCAAAGAAAGGTGATAAGTTATGCGAGTTAAAGATGGGGCTTACAGAAAACCTAGAGCCGTGCGGATTTTTTGATGATGATGTATGGTGGAGGGGCATAGCAGACTTGGTTATCTTGAACGAAGAAGATAAGATAGCATGGGCTATAGACTATAAGACAAGTAAGAACACTAGGTATGCAGACAGAGGCCAATTAGAGTTGATGGCTATGGCAGTGTTTAAACACTTTCCCAATATTGAGACAGTTCGTGGGGGTTTAGTTTTTGTAGTATGCGATGAGTTAGTTAAAGAAGAGTACGAACATACTGTAGCATCGAGTCTTTGGAGTAAGTGGCTTACCGATTACAGTCGTATGGAGAAGGCTTACGAAAACAACGTATGGAATGCTAATCAGAGTGGGTTATGTAGACGCCACTGTATAGTAACAGAATGTGTATATAACGGGAGAAACTAAATGCCGTACAAAAATAAAGCAGATCGAAAGAAACAAAAGAACCCCCCTGTAGGTAGTGCCGAGCATGAGCGCAGAATGGAGAGACAACGTGCCCGACGTGCTATGGACAAAAAAGGTAAAGATGCTAACAAGAACGGCAAAGCAGACAAGCGTGAAGGCAAAGATGTAGCGCACAAGAAAGCGTTGAGCCGAGGTGGTAGCAACAAAGATGGTGTTACGGTACAGAGCCGTAAGAAAAATCGTTCCGAAGGTGGGGCGATAAGTAAAGGTTAGAATATAGTGTGTGTGGTGGACGCTTACCTTGATGCGTCGTAAAACAAAATACGTAGTCCCCTATCTGTGGACGGAACTTAGCAATACGTATAAAATCAGGGTAGTCCGAACTCATAATAGCAGACCTAGCCCTATCTGTGGACGAAGCAGGGCTACTAAAAACGTCATAATAATTAAGCAAACGATATAATATATCGGTTAGTATGGCGGTGACATTTTTGTTTGTGCATGTAGCAAAGCCCCGACATGACTGGGCTGTACGGTTATTTGGATCATTCTCCTACCCATTAATAAACATAATAATTAATATGTAGGTGTTATCACCTTAACGTGTTAACAGGTAACTAACTTTTTCGCGTGACGTGGACACCCACTTCATGCTGTTTCGCAACGGAGAAACAAATGCGTCCTATATATGAAAATGAGTATGACCGTAGTAACGAGGGATATATAAAAAACTATATAGAATCAAAAAGTGAGTTTACCTATGAGAAGTCCGAACCATTCTCCTCTATAGACGGCTTACTATTCCAAGCTGGTGAGCATGTGGGTAACGTAGAAATCAAGACTAGGACTAACGCAAGCGATAAGTACCCCACTTATATGATAAGTGCTACGAAGGTTGGAAGCATATTACGTATGAGTAAAGAGAATAAAGTCATACCCCTGTTAATTGTGCGTTTTACGGATGGAGTATTTGTAGTAGTTCTGGAAGACAAGTATGAAAAACGTATAGGGGGTAGACACGATAGAAACGATAGCCATGACACCGAAACATGTATGTATATACCAATGACGGAGTTCGTACAGATATGAAGATAGTAGATAATAGGGCGTTACTGTTACGGCTACGAAACCCTAGCCAAGTAACTACGATCATACCTAAGAGTAAAGAGTTAGCAGATAACCAAGTGCTAGTTAACTGGGGTATAGAAGAAGCCCATGTACTACGTAACCTAAACATAAAAGCGCCTTCTCCCATAGACGGTAAGTATGCATGGACAGGACAATACGCCCCCTTTGACCACCAGAAAGTTACTTCTTCTTTTCTAACCCTCAACAGAAAGTCGTTTTGTTTTAATGAGCAGGGTACAGGAAAGACCGCCTCTGCTATATGGGCATCAGACTACTTATTAAATACTGGCAGTATAAACAGAGTGTTAGTTATCTGCCCACTATCTATTATGGATTCTGCGTGGAGAGATGATTTGTTTAGGTTCGCCATGCACAGGACAGTTGATGTAGCGTATGGGGCGGCAGAGAAACGTAGGAAGATCATAAACAACGGCGCTGACTACGTGATAATAAATTATGACGGACTAGCTATCGTCGAAGAAACAATTGCTAACGGAGGCTTTGACTTAATAATTGTAGATGAAGCCACGCACTACAAGAATCCTCAAACTGCTAGATGGAAAACTCTTAACAGGATAATCAACCCTGACACTTGGTTGTGGATGATGACAGGTACTCCTGCGGCACAAAGTCCCCTTGATGCATATGGACTAGCTAAACTAGTTAACCCAACTAGCGTGCCTAGATTCTTTGGTTCTTTCCGCGATAAGGTCATGCGAAAGGTTACTAACTTCAAATGGGTACCCCAAGAAACTGCTACAGAGACGGTATACAACGTGTTACAACCTGCTATACGTTTCACAAAAGATGAATGTCTTGACCTACCACCTATGGTGTACGTTAAGCGCGAGGTGGAGTTAACACGTCAGCAGAAGAAGTATTATAAAGAACTTAAAGACCGCATGGTTATGCAAGCATCGGGTGAACAAATAACTGCGGCAAACGCGGCTGTAAACATGAACAAGCTACTGCAAATATCTAGTGGTGCAGTGTACACAGATAACGGTGGGTCTTTAGAGTTTGATATTAAGCATAGGTATAAAGTATTACGCGAAGTAATAGATGAGTCTAGTAAGAAAGTATTAGTGTTCGTACCGTTTAAGCACACCATAGACATACTTACTAATAAGCTACGTGAAGACAAGATATCTACGGAAGTAATACGTGGTGATGTAAGCGCACCCAACCGCACTAGGATATTCAAACAATTCCAAGAGCAAGATGATCCAAAGGTGTTGGTAATACAACCTCAGTCAGCGGCACATGGTGTTACGTTAACAGCCGCTAACACTGTAGTGTGGTGGGGGCCGACAAGTTCGTTAGAAACCTACGCGCAAGCTAACGCTCGTGTGCATAGATCGGGACAAGACCATAAATGTACCATTGTTCAGTTACAAGGTTCTAACGTAGAAAAGCGCGTTTATACGCTGTTAGACAGTAGAATAGACGTACACACACGGATGATCGATCTTTACAAAGAAATACTTGACTAGCCCACCAATACCCACTAAAGTGTCTATCTCGTCAACGATTGGAGGAAATATGAGTACTAATTTAACCCCCCAAAGACTTACCGAGACTTACTTAAAGATTAAGGCGAAGAGAGCGGAACTGTCGGCAGAGTTTAAAGATAAGGACTCTGAACTTGCGGATAACCTTGAGATAGTAAAGAGAGCGTTACTCAAGTACTGCGAGGATGAAGGTGTAGAAAGTGTGAAGACATCGGCAGGGATGTTTTATAGGTCAGTAAAGACTAGGTACTGGACTAGTGATTGGGAGTCTATGTACAAATTTGTTATGGAGAACGAAGTACCAGAGTTCTTTGACAAGCGCCTTAACCAAGGTAATGTTCGGCAGTTTTTAGAAGATAACCCTGACCTTGTACCTAGAGGTCTTAACGTAGATTCAGAATACGCAGTCGCGGTAAGGAAAAAATAATGAAAAAGAATGAAAAATTTGTGCCTATGGAAGAGCTAGCAGAGCATTTCTCTGTGTCGGTATCAACCATACGAAGTTGGATACGTAAGGGGCACATACCACCTCATGCCTTTGTAAAAGCTGGCCCCACATACAGGTTTAAAATTTCGGATGTTACTGACGCGTTAAGGGTTAGAAAGCCTGTAAAGACTGTAGGTTTTGGCGTCCAAAAAGAAGCTGAAGAGAAGGTGTCTAGCTACTTACCAGATAAAGTCGAACCTACTAGTATAGAAGAGTTATTCGACGAGGATATGTAGCGTGCGCCGAATTAGTTTGCACGGTAGTAAGTTTTCTGTTGTGGATAATTTAGAAACCGCTATTATAGGAAACCCCCATAAGGATATTATAATAGTTAACGCGGCTCCGGTATCACGCTCATATTTTGAGAATGCATACGACCCTAACAGGTCATCAGCGCCTACGTGTTGGTCACCGGATACGACTAGACCTTCTGAAGATGTAGCACAAGAGAATAAGCAAGCGACTCGTTGTATGGATTGCCCACAGAACATACGTGGGTCAGGCGGTAACCGAGGACGCGCTTGTAGGTTTGCCCAACGCCTAGCTGTAGTGTTTGAAGAGCAGTTAGATAGGGTGTACCAATTACAGTTACCTGCCACGTCTATATACGGTAGAGGTAACAACGGACACATGCCTATGCAAGACTATGTTAAATTTTTGTCTGGTAGAGGTTCTGTAGCAACTCGCATAGTAACGCGAGTATATTTTGATGAGAGAAGTTCGATCCCTAAACTTTATTTTAAGCCGATACGATCACTAACCGAAGATGAGATACACAAGGTTTCAGAGTTAAAGAATCACCCCGACACACTCAAGTCAATAAGTTTGGATGTGTATGCGGAACCTAAGTCTCCATTTTCAAGCGTAGAAGGTTTTGAATTAAACGCAACCAGTAAAGGAAATTAGTATGAGTTATATTATTGAAAACGTAGAAATACTTTACC